GTTGTGGCACCCCCTCTATCCGGAACGAACAAGGGGGATCAGATCGACACCCTCCCCTCAGAATCCGCCCGCCATCTGATGCCGCGCTCATGCTCATCATGATGACAGTCATCGCAGAGCAGCTCGAGGTTCTGCCAGTTCAGCGCCACGTCCGGATTGTGTATGTTCTGCAGCGTCAGCCTGACCTTGTGATGTACCTGCGTCCCCGGTACGATCTTCCCGGAAGCATAGCACCTTTCGCAAAGACCGCCCACGCTCGCCGCATATGTCCGCCGGCATCTGATCCACGCAGGCGATACATAGAACGTGTGCGCGAATCCCGGCTCCTTGTTTTTCTTTTTGTCCACAGTACCATTTTACACCGAAATATCCGACCTGACCTGTCTTGTTGTTTTTGCCTCCTGTGCCTTTTGAATACGCAATATCAACGCTTCTGCGTCCCGCATCTTCCTGTGCAGATAATCCTCCGTATAGTTCAGCGAAACCGCGATCTGCCGGACGCTCATCCCCTGCAGATACCTCATCCGGATGCAGGTCTTTTCCAGCCTCGCTTTTGCGTTTCTGATCCTGGAGATTGATTCCCTCAGTTCCGTCCGCGCCTCTGTCAGTTCGTCCAGGATCTCCTGGTATTCATCCTCCAGCGCGGCCAGCATGATCGCTCCGTCCTCCACCCTGCTGCCGGTTCTGGTTCCGCCGGTTCTGCCGGTCTGCGAGATTCCCGCCGTCATCCTGCCGGCTTTGGCCCTCTGCTTCTCGACCGCCCAGCGGTATCGCTCCTCCTGCCGGATCAGCACCCGCATCCGTTCAAAGTCCGTCATCGTTCCGCCTCCCGGTTATTCGATCTCGCCCTGTACCTTCCGCCAGCTGATGCTGCCTTCCCGGAGGTAGTTGTAGTAATACATCGGCATATCCCAGTAATACACCTTTGGATTCCTGATATACATTCCCCGGTTGAAATCCTTGTCACTCCAGTACGGCACATTCGAGAATCTGGTATCCCCGATGAAGTCCCTCCGCCAGCATTTATTCCACACCGCGATGAAGTGCCGCCCCGGCTCCTGTCTCGTGTATCCCCGACCCTTCCAGATAAAGCTGAACGCGAGTATATCCATTTCCACGGCTGTCACCTTCTCCGCGATCTGCTGAAAGACGAACTCATGGAGGAACCAGTCATCATCATCCATGAACAGGATCCATTTTCCTTCCGCGGCGTCAAGTCCGGCATTCCTGGCCAGACCGTCCAGACCGTGATCCGTGATGATCGTCTTGTCGGCATACTCCCGCGCGATCTCTGCCGTTTCATCCCTGCAGGCATCGCAGACAACAATCAGCTCATAATCCCGGAAGCTCTGCCCCCTGATCGATTGCAGCCCCTTCCGGATGTATCCCGCGCTGTTGTATGCCGGCACAATCACACTGAAAAAATGTTTTCTCATGCTCCCCACTCCCTGTCGAACCGGATCAGGCCCTCGACGTCATCGCTTTGCAGGAGCGGCACCGCTTCCGCGAGTTTCTCCAGCGGCCAGTCCCACCACCTGATACTCATCCTCGCGACCGTTCCGGCGTCGAATCTCCCCTTCACGCGCTTCGCCGGATTCCCGGCGACAATCGAAAACGGCTCAACGTCCTTCGAGACCACCGCGCTGGCCGCGATCGTCGCCCCGTCCCCGATATGCACGCCTGACAGAATCTTCACATCGCTGCAGATCCAAACGTCATTCCCGATCACGATATCTCCCTTGGTCATCGGATGCCCTTTGATCTCTCCGTACTGCGCCGGCAGAAGCTGATTGAACGGGTATGTCGTGATCCAGTCGTTTCTGTGGTTCCCGCCCATGATGAACTGGACGTTTCCCCCGATCGAGCAGAACTTCCCGATAATGATCCTCGCGTCTTCCCCCCAGCTCCGGATAACCGGCTCCCCGTAGGTAAAATCCCCGATCTGGATCTTCCTGCTGTCCAGATACCGGTAAGCCTCCCGTCTCTTCTGCCGCAGCGCCTCCAGCGCCTGCACCTTCTCGCTCATCCTTTTCCCTCCCATTTTCTCAGCACACACCGGATATACACCCCGTCGATCACGTCGCTGTATCTGACCTCGCACTCCTGCAGCACATACCCCGGATACAGCCTCTCCATGACCTCCTTCGCTTCATTCCCGAACGTGTACGCGATCCGCTTGACCTTGCCGTTTGTGACCTTCGCGTCCCGGCTCCGCCTGACCGGCTGTTTCAGGTTCCTGGTACATCGCCACTTTTTCTTTCCCTTCTCCGGAGGCCGGTCCTGTTTCTGCCTGGTGAAGTACCGCGCGATTCCCCCGAGTCCCGCGTCCCGCGGCTGGAGCCTGTCCGCGTTAATGATCCCGTGGCCCCACAGCGCCTCGATCTCATCGCGCCCGATCCCGCCGTTCATGATCATGTGGATATGCGGCCTTTTCCCGCTGTACCCCGCTGCCGGCATCTCATCCCCGCCGATCGCGTATATGGCTCTCAGGTCATCCAGCCCGGCCCGCTTTCGCGCCCTCCGGACCCGTCCGAAAAAATTCTTGATGTCCTTGTCGATCCTTTCCGGATCCGGAGCTTTGCCGTCGTAGGACAGCCCGAGCGACAGATCCTTCTCCCCGAAGTTGGCCTCGACCAGCTGCGTCAGCCGGATCCGGCTCCGTTCGTCGTTGGCCCGCTGCTGGGCCTCCCTGGTGATCTGGTGCTTCGCCCTTCGCAGTTCGCCCTTCTGGCCCCGTCCGAACACCGGATACACCTCCGCGTCGATCCGCGGCCCGCTGACGGTTGTCCTCCGCCGGTATCCCATCCGGCCCACCGGAATGAAAGACGGCTCTGCCAGGAAGCTCCCGTCTTCGGTGATCCTGTTGTTGAACAGGTCCTCAAACTCCCAGCCCACGCCCGTCCCTCCTTCCTGCTGTCCGTTTCCGATGGTTCTGCCTCGCCGGCGGCTATGACCCCGGGACGCCGCTGCGCTCTCCCGGGACCCTCCCGCTGTTGTGGTGGTGATTCGCATGGATGGACGGATCAGTTTTCAAATTCGCATGTCCTCCGCCGCGGTCCCCATCTATATAGGAAATGAGCCATATGATAATACTCATTACAAGCCCGGATATGCGGAGCCCGTCCCGCAGTTCCGGAGGCTGGATCCTCCGCGGGCGCTTCCTGTCTTTCCAGGCGTCAGAGCAGTGCCCGTCTTTCCGGGCTGTCAGTTGCTTCATTCCTGAAGGATTCGCTGCAGAATTATCAGCTTCTGCGGGCTGTAATATGCGCCGTCCGTACGGCGTGCAAGCCACACAGACCCGCACGGCAGCGCTGGCGCGAGGGGCCGGAGTTGAACCGGCCGACAGCATCCCATCCGCCAGGAGCACGTTCACCTCCTTCATTCACGGATAACTGCTGCCCGTCCCCGCTTCGCACATAAAACCCGGATGTCAGCTCTCTGACTGACCTTTAATCCGGGAAACCGATCACGACACCGAATTCCATCCCGCCGGATCATTCTCCCAGGGAGAATCCGGCTCATACATTTCCGCCCTGATATCCTTCAGCAGATGCACCGGAAGCGTCACATACTCCACATACGGCATATCGCACGGCCCGCCCAGATACGGGCAGTGATTGCAATCCGGGTTTTCCCTCACGCAGCAGTCCAGCGCCTTCCCGATTGCCGCTTTTCTGACCTGGCTCATGTGTACCTCCGATAGTCGTTTTTCAGATCGTCATCATTCAGGACCACGTATTTCATGGTTGTGTCCAGCTTCTCATGTCCGAGGATGTGGGCCACTTCCTGGATCGGCATTCCGCGCCGGTTGAGATTTGTCGCCAGTGTCCGCCGGAACTTATGCGGATGGACGTTCTCCACGTTCGCCTTCACGGCCAGTTTCTTCAGCATGGCCCTCACGCCTCCCGGCTTCAGCCGTTCGCCGTTCTGCCCGGCGAACAGCGCCGGATTCTCATCCCTCCGCCCGTCCAGATACTCCTTCAGGATCATCCCGGCCACATCGTCCAGATAGACCTTCCGCTCCTTGTTCCCTTTGCCCAGAACCACCACTTCCAGCGTCTGCATGTTCACGGAGTCCCGATCCAGCCCGGTCATCTCGCTGATCCGGCACCCGGTCGCCCGCAGAAACTCCATGATAGCCCGGTTTCGTTTGTCATACCGGAAATCCGGACATTTCGAGCTCAGCTTCTCCATCTCCACCGGCGTGATGATCTTCTTCTGCTTCTTCTGGCACTTGACCGTGCCGATATTGCCCATCGGATTCCGCTCGATCAGTCCTTCCCTGTGCAGCCATCCGAAGTATGCGCTGAATACGTCCCGGATCCCGTTCAGCGTTCCGTCCGAGATCCCGCGCTCCTGCTCCGCGGACAGATAGCTCCGGATGTGGTATACCGTCACCTGCCGCGTGGGCACAGCCAGATTCTTCATCAGCCGCCTGACCACGTATTCATACCGTTCCAGCGTTTTCGGGCTCCGGCCTTCCACCTTCAGCGCGTCGAGATAGCACCGGAGCAGATCATCCTTCTGATACTGCCCCTGCCCGATCTCGATCATCTCGTATCCCTGCAGCACATCCGCGATAATCCGGAGCACCCTGTCCATATCGTTGGCCGTCAGCGTATCCGCGAGCTGCTTTTCGGTTCTGCCCAGAAATCCGGCTTTCGCTTCATACGGCATCCGGACTCTCTCCCTTCGCCAGCTCCCTGATCCGTTCTCCAGCCTTTTCCAGCGCCTGCGATACCTGATAAGCTTTGAAACTGAATGCCGGCAGTTTTTCCCGGAACGTAACCGCCACATCCATCATGTCCTTCTGCAGCCCTTCCATTTCCTGAAGCAGTTTCTTATCTTCCTCGCTCATTTCGGCGCCTCCAGATCCTTCGTGTTCGGTTTTTCTCCGTCCATCAGCATCTTCTGCCAGTTCGCGATCGCGTGTCTGACCGGCTCGCTCTCGTTTGCCTGAATCAGTTCCTGGATCAGCCGGCATTTTGCCTGCCGCTCATAGAACAGATCTTCCTGCCCGGCCAGCGGGATTCTTCCGTGCATTCCGACGCTTGCGAGTTTTGTGAGCATCCGCATCATCTCCAGGCATTCCAGCAGCGCGTCTCGCGTTGTGACTCCCATTTTCTTCCACATCCTCCCCGTATGCTTTTCCATCCGTGCCGATTCTCAGTATCTGCACCTTGCCGTTCCTGCAGGCTCTGGCCACCCGTTCCGCCTCGGTCCTGGTCTCATAGATCAGCGCCATCCCGATATCGGACAGATACTGATACACCCGCTCCTTGCCGTCCATCTGGATCCCGGTCAGCCAGTTGTCAAATTTTCTGTGTTTGATGATATATTTCCTGAATCCCATCTCCGCGTTACTTCCTTTCGTACAGTTTGCAGTATATGAAGCATCTGTTGTTAAACTCCACGTGCACCAGGTCGTTATGTCCCGGCAGCATACATCTTTCTTCCTTCAGCCAGCTCGGATGATCCGTCTTTTCCCCGAACCTTTTGCACGTTGCGTGACAGTCCCACAGTTCCGGAACCGGCAGAACCGCTTCAGGATCATCTATGGATATCTGATTCTCCATCCCTCTCATCCCTCCGGCATCTTCGGCAGCGGCATCCAGTAGATGATATTGTTGTTTCCTCCGCATACCCAGTACGGTTCGATCCTGGTTTCACCGGTCTGGAAATCCTTGTACTCATATTCCCGGATGCAGTACGCGAGGCAGATCTCACGCCTTCCGCTTTTCAGTTCCTTTACCGCCAGCACCGTTTCATTTGTCTCCGGCAGGTCGATTTTCGCGTTATACCATACGCCGTTTTTAATGCTCATTCCGGATCCACCTCCAGCCATTCCGCCTGTATATATCCTCGACTCGTTACCGCCCAGTCCCCGGCGATCCAGAACACCGCGACGTCGCTGCCGTTCTTCAGCCAGCTCAGCCGTCCGTTGATCCGGATCTGCGGCCCGTCCACCCATCGCCGGCAGGCGACGCGGTTTTTCGCCACGCACACATAGTTTTCGCACACCTGCACCGGCTGCTCCGTGACCACGTATCCGCAGTAGATCCAGCACTCGCACTCTCCGCGATCCAGCACCCGGATCCACCCGTTTCGGCTCTCGCCGTCCGTCTGGAAGCTTTCCCCGCACTCCAGCCAGCCGACCTCCCGGCTTCCTTTGTCCGGTTCCAGCCGCAGGTTCACCCGGTCCCCGGGCTGGCACAGCGCCCAGCACGGGATCGTCACGTCCTCCGCCTGCGCCGCCCAGATGATCACCGCGGCGACAACCACCGCCGCCAGGATGCACCGCAGCGCGATGGAAAACCCGCTCATCCGCTGCTTCCGGTCCTCCACCGGATACGGCCTGTACCCGCAGATCTGTCCTTCTATTTTCTTCCCGTCTGTGTTATAATTCATGTGTTAAGCTCCTTTCGACTCAGTTCGGAAGGGTCCGCTGGCGGCTGGTCCCCGTCAGCGGATTTCTTTTGCCTCTTCCGTCATATGTGCCCTGAACTTCTGCAGTAAATCCTTTGCAAACTGCTTTCTGTCGAACTCCGGCAGCGGCATATCCTGTCCGTCTTCCGCTTCCACGTACAGCGGAACCTGCTGCAATGGTTCCCCGGTCATCGGATCCCGCATGGCCGTCACGCCGACCTGGATAAACGCGCTCATGCTCCCGCCTCCTCGATCGTCACGCACAGCGCAAATCCGACCAGCTCCGCGTGGATGATTTTGATACTCGCGATCTGATAGTCTCGCGTGGCCCCGAGCCATTCCGTCCGCCGGACCGCACCGTCCATGTCCGTCTGTTCCACGAAGATCCGGCATTTCGTGACCTTCCGCAGTTCCTTAATCGTCACGGTCCTGCCTCCTTATTCCTCACAGGCGAAGTAATACAGATCTCCCATGTTGTCGTTGATGCCCTCTTCGATCCCGCGGGCGATTTCCTCCGCCAGCTCATCAGCCAGATAATCCAACAGCTGCTCCCGCACGATCCTCATGATCAGTTCCAGCTGCCTGTTCGTCACGGTCACCGCTCCCCTTTCCGCTTCTTCCGGAAGCTGTCAGCCGCCGGGCACGTGGCGAAGTGGCTGATATATCCGATCTGCTCGACTTTCCCCTCATCCGTCCAGTCCGGCTCCCGGCCCCGCTGAATCTTCCCGTCGATCATGATGTATGTGTTCGGCCCGCCCGCCGGGATGAAGTACACCGCCTGCGGATTGACCGGCATGCTCTTGCCCTTCTCCGTTTTGATGAATGCGATTTCCTTTCCGCATCCCCGGCACGGCGCCGTCCTGCCCAGTGCGTTCATGCCTACGCTCCTTTCCGCTGCCGCTCTCTCAGCATCTCGTCGATATCCATCTGATGCGTGGCGACCAGATAGGCGCCCTGGCCGTCGCTCTGGAGGATGAAGTCGTGATGTTCCATCAGCTTGTAATCGTCCTTCCCGCCGACCTTCAGCGTCACGCGGGGCTCGATCTTCGGCGTGTAGTGGATCTCTCCGTTTGCGTCCGTGTGGTAATTCATCGAGATGTCGACCTTGGCCGTCACGCTCCCGACCTTGGTCTGCTGCGCGATCATCTGATCGAGTATCGCCTTGATCCCGTGATTCAGGATCGTGTTGAACTCTTCGAAGATCTCACACTTCAGGCTCAGTTCCTGTGCTTCCATTGGTTAAGCTCCTTTCTCTTTCTTTTTCCCGAAACGCTGCTCCACGTCGAAGTCGATGACCACGATCGCATCGATCAGCGCGTCGATATCGTTTCGCGCCCGGTTCTCCGCTTCTTCCAGATCATTCTCAGCCGCCAGATCCGCGACCCGGTCCAGCGTGCAGATCAGGCCCTTAAGCCTGCCCATCACGCTTTCCCAGTGTTCCCGCGGCTTCCCGCCTATTGTTTCAGGCTCCATGCTTACTCTCCTTTCTCTTCAAAGTGAAACCGGAGGATGATCCTGTCCATCATGCACAGTTCCTGATTGATCGCCTTGTTCATCGCACAGCGGACGAGCACTTGCGGTTCTTCCGGCAGATCGTCCAGCGCCTTGGTGATCATCTTGTACGTGTTGCAGTAGATCAACCGGTCATCATCGTGGTCCTCGAATTCCGGAATGTACTTCGCGTAGTATTCCAGCAGCGTTTTCTTCTGCCGCTCTTTCCATGTGATCGTTCTGGCCATGTATTACGCTCCTCTCTTTTTATCCATCCCATCCAGCGCCGCATACAGCACGGACAGGATCAGTATCAGTGCCACCGGCCCCCAGATCGGAGCGAGCACCCACACCCAGCTCCACCCGATCACACCGCACAGTCTCAGCACGATGAAAGCCACTGCCAGCAGGCCGCAGAATCCGATTCCCCGGCTCTGTTCCTGTTTTCTGTTCATCCTTACGCTCCTTTCTCAAAATCTTTGAACAGTTCCGGGATCTCGACATAGCAAGCAGCAGCCAGTGCCGGAATCATGTCCGCTCTGATTACTTTTCTTCCCGCGATGATGTCCGAAAGCATCTGCGCAGACATTCCCGCTCGCCGAGCTACGCCCTTTTTGACCAGGCATTTCTCATCGATAATTCTGAGTGAAGTTTACTAAAAAAGCACCGGCGGAGAAACCGGAAGGTGAGCATTCAGGCGGAAGGGGAAGGCTCCTTCCGCTTTTCCAGTCGTCTTTTCCGGGCTTGCTGTCATCCGGACCGAATGGTAATCCGGTAATGTGATTCAGATAAACAACTATGCGGCCATCCTGATAAACATATACAGAGTTGATGAACTTGTCGATAATGAACTTCTGGGTTTCGATATTCCGAAGATCATCAAAGGTGATCTGAAGGAATTTGACAAAATCATCTTTCGAGAAGCAAAGAGATGTTTCTGCCTTTTTCCGGGCGATCCGGGGCTTCAGCTCATTCAGCTGGAGTTCAAGATCCTCCATCTTCCGGGCGATCCTGGGACGCGCAGATTCGGGCATCTCGATCAGGCTTTCAACAAGCTTATTCAGGTCATTTTCAAGTTTGGCGCTCTGCTTTTCCAGCGCTTTCAATTCGGACGTATCGATATCTGACCGGTAGATCTCCATGATGCTTTCGGCCAGAGATTCGAGCGTCCGCCTTTTTTTATTGAGTATAAAGTCGGACACAACTTTACATACAGCGTAGTGGAGATCGTCTTTTTTGATGCATTTCGCTTTGCAATCTGTAAGGTGATTGTTCTTGCCGGTACAAAGATAATAATGATAAGTGCTGGAGCGTCCGGTGAATCTGCCGCCAAACACTTTACTTCCGCAATCTCCGCAGAAGACTTTCCCCAGGAGAAGAGACGGAACACTGTCACCGCGGAAAGCTGCTGGATTTTTACGGTTAAAAGCACGGCGGGAAGCGACACGGTCAAATACGGCAGGATCTACAATGGCAGGCATGGTATCTGAGACAAGCTGATTATTGAAATAAAACTCACCGATATAAATCCTGTTTTCAAGAATGGAGCGAATTGTGCCATGCTGAAATACCTTACCGGAAAAGGTACGGATGCCGCGATCATTCAGATCGGCGATAATATCCTTCGGCCTGTCGCCGTCGGCATAGCGGCGGAAAATCTCCTGGACAATGGGAGCGGTGCGCGGATCCGGGACAATACGCCTGTCCTGACGCATATAACCATACGGAGCTGAGCCACCGGGAAACAGTCCTTTGCGTACCGTTTCGGCTTTCCCGCGTCTGATGTTCTCTGACAGATTCGCGGAATAGTATTCGGCCATAGCCTCGAGCAGCCCCTCGAGGATAACGCCTTCGGGAGAATCTGTGATATTTTCCATCACGGATACAACACGAACGTTATTCTTGCTGAGAATCCGCTTATAAACGGCGCTGTCGTACCGGTTCCGGGCAAACCGATCCTGTTTCCAGACGATAACGACCTGAAACTGACGGCTGGCGGATTCTTTGATCATCTGCTGGAATGCCGGCCTGCTGTCGCTGGTTCCGGACAGGGCACGGTCGATATATTCTTTGATGACGGTATATCCGTTTTTCTCCGCAAAAGCATAGGCGTCATGAAGCTGCCCTTCAATGGATTGCTCCGTTTGATTATGGGAAGAATAGCGGGCATAGATGACGGCGATTTTAGGAAGGCAGGGAGTAACGATTTTCTTTTTCATGGAGAGCCTCCTTACCAGTAAATATCCTCTTTTACAGCATCCTGAGAATATAGCAAAAACAAACTGTTGTTACGAATCTCATAAGTAAAGCACAGGGTAAGAATATCGGAAAATGACTTAGCATCAGCATCTGACACTTTAAACACTAACTCTTCTTTTGTTTTGCCACGACCGGATACCTGGCAGAGACCTGAATAGATATCCCATCCGTTACATTTTGCATTTGTAAGATAAATATATAGATCATCGTCGGTATCGTTATAAATAGAAATAGGCACACGGAGATAACCAACATAATCAATAGATGGAGTTTTTGTCTGGTAGATTTCTACGCCGCTATGGCTGAGAAGAAGGAATCCTTTGCTATCGAGCTTAGCACGTGATTGGAGCTCGGAAGTGCATAAGTCAATAATGTATCGTAATTCCTGATCGGTAAGGGAAGAAATATCAATATCAGCAAAAGAAATGACAGGAACGATCAGGACAATAGCGACGATCAGAGAAAGGATCCTTTTCATGATATCAACCCCTTTACAAAATATAGGCTATTCCGCCTTTGATGAAATATCTTTTTTCTGATGATCAGAGAGAGTGCGAATAGCGTCTTCTCTGGCACGGTCATCAGCACCGCGATAGAGCCGAAGGAGAAAAAGTTCATCCTCAGAAAGTTGATTGCTGTCCAGCATATAATCCTGATAGAGATAATTAGCATCAACGTGGAGGATTTCCATCAGTTTAATTAAAATGGATTCTTTCGGGCTTGATACTTCAGTTTCATAATTACCGATAGCGCCTTTCGTGACGCCAACGGCGGAAGCGAGCTCTTCCTGCGTCATGTTTTGAGACAATCTGGCCTCCTTGAGCCGCTGACCTATCGACATTTCATCAACTCCTTTTCTTGCGTTGGGATTTGAGTTTATCACGCCGATATTAAAAAATCAATAAACAAATACAAGAAAATTGAGAAAATGCTATTGACGGTACAAGATTCATGTGATATTTTGTTTAATGGTTCAAAAAACTTGAGAAAAGGAGCTGATCATAATGACACTCGTTCAGGGGAATCTGGTCAAGTGAACTATAACAAAGAAGCACCATCTCCTTTACTCTTTTTCCTCCATGGTCATGTGGGTATTATGTTCTGGCGCCAGTGAGGTTATCCTAAACTTTGACACGATAATCATATCATATAGGCACCATGCATGATAGAGAAGGATGATGAATTTTAGTGAATTAATTAAAAAAAGATGCGGGAATTTTCCCGCATCTTTCTCTTTTTGTCATTCTTCCTCATTTTCTGCAGGAGGTTTCTTCTCGACTTCCGGCAGACCCGTCGCCAGGCTTGTCAGAATACTCAGGACACAGGCAGCTCCACTCACAGAGAGTGCACGGAGCCACTGAACCTCCTCCAGCGCTGCCCCAACTGCAACGAACCCAACGAACGTCTGAGCGAACGTCCGCGCCGCCCGGATCAGAGCCGCAATCAGAAACTCTTTCCAGTTCCATTTCATTTTCATATCCTCCTTCATTCTTCGTTTGACCGTTTCCCTTCCAGCGCGTCGATCCTGTGTGTATTGCTGGATGCTCTGGCTTCCACTTTGGCCAGACGCTCGCCGTGATCTCCGATGGTTTCCCGCATGGTCCGCATCTCCACCCGGATATCATCGACGCCGTTGATTACGCTATCCAGTTTCGTCTGGATGATCGCGTTTGTCGCCGCGTCTGACCGTGTGTCTTTCCTGCCACTCATGATTAACCCGATCAATGAGATAACCACCGCCGCAATACTGATAATCGTTCCTGTTTCCATCGTGAATCACTCCTCGTCTATTTTGACAAATCCCGGATATATCGCCGCGATATCATCCGCCCGTTCCTTTGTGAGTCCCCTGATTGTCACTGTGTATAATTTCACCGGTCCCTGATCTGTACTATGTACCAGAGCGTACGCCTTTTCGAGCGCGTCCCATGTCATCGGCCCGCAAACACCGTCCGTCACAAGGTTATGATCACGCTGGAAGCAGATCACCGCCAGCCTGGTCATCGTTCCATAATCGCCGTCAACGCCGCAGCTGCCGAGATCGTACCCCAGCGCCTGAAGCATCGTTTGGCACTCGACCACATCCTGACCTTTGCTGCCCTTCCGGATCGTGGGCCTCCATCCCGGATTCTCCGGGAAGCCGTTCCCTGGATCTTCAGCTGAAGGTACCGAAATTGTTCCCTCCACGCATGCCGGTACTCCCCAGTGGGTCCACTTTTTATTCCGCGTTGTGAAGTGCTGCACGCCGTTCGAGCATTCGACGGTCTCATCATTCAGCCCGAAACCCGTGTGCTCCATCGTTTTCCCTTTGGCGACGAACAGACAGCACAGAGTATCCCGCGGCATGGTCCCGATCTCGCCCTTTGCCTTCCAGTTGTCGGCATTGTTCCACTGGCTGGTGGCTCCGGCGCCCATCAGCTTCCAGCCGTAGATCTGTAGCAGGATCCAGTACGTGAATCCCCGGCAATCAAAGGCTCTCGTTCTGTCCCCAGGATAAAACTTGCACCCGGAGCAGCTGCCGGTTCCGTCGAAGTTCTTACACTTTGTTTTAATCGTCGGATGCGCTTCGCCTTTGCTGTTGTACGCGGCCCGCCGGTGAGACGGTATGCAGTATTCCCCGCGGTCGCCGAATATATACGGCCATCCTTCGCAGGCCAGCGCGGCCTTCCAGGCTGCTTCCGACAATGGTATGCCCAGCGTCTTCAGCTCCGCGATCTGAGCTTCGACCTGTTTCGCTGTTTTCATCATTGTCCCTCCCGGTCGTTTTTGTCGTCCTGGTCAGGATCCGGACCGTCGTTGATCAGCACCAGCATGATCACGCCCACGACGGCCCCGGCGATCATACCCGCGAAAAAGGAAACAACACTCATCCGCATCACCTCCGAATGAAAGCCGCCCGGATCGCGCCGGACGGCTGTTTATTTTTGTAGCTTAAAGGTCACTTTTATTCACAGTTTTCTCTGACATATGCTTTTCCGCTTACAACATCAACCGGATTATGAACATCAAATTCTTCATCACCGATTCTGTTGTATTCTTCAAAGATTTTGTCAAATGCTTCTTCCCACGCTTTGCCGTGATCTTCTTCCTCGCCAGCAGCAACGTGAGCAAGTTCGTGAGCAAAGATTTCTATCGCATCTGTTACTGCCAAAGTAGCAACAATATCGACATATACGTTTCCATTATCTGTGAAAGTTGTTAAGCCAAACACTTCTTTTCCGTCTTCGCTCTTTTCAAGTTCTGGAACCCATTGGCATTTGCAATCTTTATCCGGATAAAGATTTTTAAATGCTCTCCAAACCATCGAGAACATATCATTTGTGAACGGTGTTTCCATGTATTTCTCCTTTGTTAGTTTGCCGAAACTATTGTTTTTATAGGTTACTTTTCATCAATATGTATTGATCGCATTCAAGACCAATTTACCAAGCCGTTCCATTCCTGCCTTATTCGGATGTGTGCCGTCATAGAAATAATCAGACCATCCTTCACTGAACGGTTGCACATTCATGTTGATATACAGATCGCAAAGGCAGCAGCTTGCAAACAGACTCATTTGCCGTAATCCTTCAGCATACAGTTTCGATTCTGAGAATTTGCGTGTAGTATTGTTGGATTTCGGCATTGTGCAAAGAATAATCTTGCAAGTCTCATTGTTGTCCCGGATATACTTTATGATCCCTGCCAATGCTCCAAGCATTGTTGTCGTGTCATAATCATAATCATCATACTCGTCCGGGATAGTGCCAACAGGAACACCGTGCAGATCATCATTCGTGCCACCTGCAAGAACAATATATTCATATCCACTTACATCATATTGGTTCGTTACGATTTCATTATATATGCTGATCTCTGTACCACCACTTGTGTAAACGCCTGTTGCATATGTATACCCACTGAACCCGGCACTTACAACCTCAAATCCTGCTTTTGATAGAACCTTCTGATAGCCCAAGAACAATGATGCTCCATCATAACTTGTGTTTGTTCTGCCATCAAGATATGTAATTGAATCACCGATACACAGCACTTTCCCTTTCGTTACACGGAAAAGGACATCACTCATATTCCCATGTGTTGCGGAATGTGATATGTTGAAATAAATATACCGTGTGTTTGCAAGTAGAGTATACACTTTCCCATGATTAGGAGCGTCAACAGATGTCGCATTCCCAAGATAATTCGTATTATTGTCGTATGTATCACCAAAGCAGCATATTACAACAGCTGCCGTATTGTTTGAATAATATTTTTCACCACCGGATAAACCTGCAACAAAGAGACAATCGTAATTATCTGTATCTTCAACCGATCCATTATTACACCATCTATTTTCTCTGAGGAATGTGTTTGGATCGTTAAAAGGATATTGTATATTATCAACTGCCACCCGTCTTTTAATGGTTATTGTTTCATCAGTAAAGTGATGGCATAAAGCAATGTATTTTACATCACTCATTATAATATTCGGTGATGGGGTTTGTATATAGCGAAGGAAAGCTTCATTTGCATCATAGCACATAATATATACGCTATTAGAAAGGTTCTCTGTTATAAATGAACACCCGGTTATATCACTTGTGACCGGAATCAAGTACCTTGTCCTTCTCCATTCTGAAGATGATGCCACTTTCCCGTTTGATGTTGAATAATAACCGGATGAAAGATTTGTCACTTTTATTGTGATTCCATCGTCTTGAAAATCGTTTCTGTCAAATCCTAAAGCTTCCCATTCTGACCATGCTGAACCATTGTAGAACCTTGTAAACTGGAGCAATTCACCATTTTTGGGAATATAATATGTTTGATTTATCCTATTCGTTGTATAAGAATCCCAAATCACAATTACCCCAACAGGCCCTGTAATATTTTTCGGAGCATTGACAAGACTATTAGCATATGTAGTATTCGGGACTCTGTAAACGCATGGAGTAAGAAGTGTATCAAGGTCTGTATTTTGTCCTATCATGATATAACTGTTTGTATTTATAGGATACATTGCATTCTTTAAATCACTAATCTGCCCGCCGGCAGTGACCTGGGTTTTTGTCGTGTTTGACCAGGTCGTGCCGGCAGTGTGGCCGATCGGAAGGAGATACAGATTGCCGTCTTTCGTGACATAGGTCCCGGCAGCGTTCGCCGTTCCCTCCGCGAAGGCCGGAGCCACGATGCCGGCGAGGTTCGTCCTGGCTGTCGCGCAGTCCGCCAGCTCCGCGGCGATCTCCGCGGACCAGTCGCTGATCACGCTCGGATCCGGCGTCACGATGCTGTCCGTCATGGTTCTGTACACGGTGGACACCAGCGCCAGCAGCGTCGTGATGACGGTGCCGTCCGTCCATTTGACCGCGATCCGGATGGTTCCCGGCACGGCCAGCGCACTCTGGATCACGGTCACGGTGGCCTTGTTCTCGCTCACCGATCCCGGCAGCGGGACCGTTACGCCGTTGGCCAGGATCGCGTACCCCGACACGCTGCCGCCCAGCGCGACCGGCTCCCCGTCCTCGAACACTTCCACCACGATGGTGTTACCGCCGGCGTCCATGCTGAACACGTTCCCGTTCAGCGTCTGGACCTGCACCGCCCGCTTCAGGTCGCACCTGAATCTGCTCTCAATCTTCGCCATTGTCGTTTTCCTCCGTTTCCTCCGCCGGGTTATCCTCCTCGATCACCGGAAGCCCGAACGCTTTCTCCGCCAGTTCGTTATTCAGCCTCTTCAGATCCTCGATCTGATCTTCCCTGTCTTTCAGTTCCGCCCTGAATCCCTTCTTCAGGTTGTTCAGCTTCTGCACGAACTTCACCGTGATATCTGCATATCGGATATACTGGCCCGCTGCCATGCATTTCATCAGGTCATTCAGATCCGCGACCATCGTATCGATCAGACCCTCGTTGTCATACAGGCCCCTGCCGTCGTTGACGGTCACGCCCGCCACGTTTCGCTTTTGCATGCTGTCCTCCCTGTCATGTCGGTGGTAATCCGAGATAATTCAGCGTTGTCCTGGCTGTCCCTGTTACGAGACGTCCTGTCACCGTTCCGAAAGGCGTAGTGCTTCCCGAAGTCGATGCCCGCAGAAAATAATAGGAACTGGATACGGTTGAAATATGGTAGATCTCCGTACTCTGCCATTCCGCCGCATCCGCTCCGACATATAGTTCCCCATCCGGGCACTGCAGGCTCGCTGCGCCGATATCGCCCTCGCATTCAATATCTCCCTCGCATGCGATACCCGCTGCGCCGACGTCAAGCTCCCCGACGCTGACATACTGCCCTTGGAGATTCTCTATAATTCCCTCGATCTCTACTACGTCGCCCCGGATCGTTGTCTTCGTTTCGTCCCCGTCTCCGTTGAGCTTTCCGCAGATGACGCCCGCTGTCAGATTGCCCTGGTCATATATGCCGTACTCCGTATGATCCCGCTCCATGATCAGCGCGGTGCCTTCGATCATCTTCAGCTTTTTCCCGCCTCCCGGCAGCGTTGTCACCTCATAGCACCCGCACACCGCCCAGATGCTTTCCCGGTTGATCCAGATGTCGGAATTCTCGAAGGTTTCGATCTTCTCCTCATCCTCCGCCAGCTCGCAGTCGTGCTCCGTGTTTGCCTTTTTCGATCCTCCGCCCCCGCCGCGGGCCTTCTCGTTCAGGACGCCCGTCACGGTCTTCAGTTCATTCGCTAAGGTACAGGTGACCGCCGTATTCTGCGTGATGCAGTCCTTCCAGCTCAGTTCCGTCAGGCGCTCGTTCACGGTTTCGCCGTATTCCGGCAGCGGCACCCGGCACACCCTGCCGATCCGCAGCCGGTCGAGATCCTCGCCGGTGCTCCGGCTCAGTTCGTACCCGCTGATGCTCACGGTGTAGCGCGGTTTGCAGTTGTTCGCCAGCTGCTTCTGCGCCCACGCCTTCAGCAGCGCCGCGCTCCCGATCGTGCTGTCCGTGATGACGTTCGCGATCACGCCGTATGTCGCCGTGTTCTGGTCCAGATACGGCACGCTGCTGTTCACGGAGCTGATGTTCAGGTTGTTTTTGCCCGTCGGATATACCCGGGTATACATCCCGCTCCGGTCCTGGGTGATCTGCAGCGTTTCCAGGTTCCGGTTCCGCCGCATCTCCATGCTCGCCGTCGTCGGATACTGTTTCAGCTTCAGCGCCCACGGCAGCGACGTCTGATCAAATTCCCACTGGCAGTTCATGATCGCGTCCGTCAGGCTGTTCAGGTCGCTGTATATGTCGCTGTTGGTGAATTTCCATCCCTGCGCGTCGTTAAAGTCGCAGTCCGCTGCCGCCATGGCCCACAGCGTCTCTGTCTGCTGGCCCAGCAGATACGTGATTGCCTGGTATACCGTGCAGGTTTCCGCGCTGGCGCTGCCGGCCATCGTCGCCGCGGTGACCTCCCCGAACACGGTCATCCCGGCCAGCAGGCCGAAGGTATGCTCCAGCGCCACCGTGCGCAGGTTTGTGATATAGTCCCGCCGGACGTTCTTCGCGTACATCACGCACATCTCGCCGTTCGGCGCCCACACCTGCACCCAGTCCCCGATGCTGACCGCCGGGTTCTCCTCATCCAGCACCATGCTCCCGCCGCTGAGCCCGTCGGCCCGCAGCGTGAGCTGGAAGCTCTGCGGTCTCAATACGCCCGCCGGCACCATCGTATGGCCGGAGAGCAGGATCGGCATCTTCATTTATTCCCATCTCCCGTATGTGTACAGATTCCATGCCAGCGCGGCTCCCGCGCCCACGCCGATGGTGTTGGCTCCGTGCTTCAGCCGGATGTCGTCGCTGCTTGCCGCCGTCCGCGCCGCCAGTGCGCTCCTGGTCGCCGTTTGTGCCGCGTTGATGATGTAGATCTGCTGGATGTCGTTCTCGTCGTACGCGATGACCAGCCTCTCCCCATTTGCGAGCGCCAGCCCGGTGAATCCGAAGCTGTCCCCGTTCGCCGTCAGGCTCACGGTGTCGACCTGGCTTCCGCTGCTGTTCAGCGCCACCATGCACAGCTTCCCGCCGGCGGTTTCCCGCAGCGTCAGCACGCCGCTGCCGCTGGCCGTCGCCGCGATGTCGATCACTTCCGGATCCATGCTCTGCCAGTACGGCACCGCGTAGGCCCGGAAGGTGATGCTGTACGTTTCCGCCCATTTGGTCAGCGTCTTCACCGCCGGCAGCGCCGCGCACACCACCCGCAGCTTCTGCCGGTCCCGGTAACTGACGGTCAGGTCCCCGCCTTCCGCGGCCCACGCGCAGACGCGCTGGAGGATGTCCGCCCGCAGGATCAGGTTCCGCTTTTCCGCGATGGCAAAGGAAACCGTCACGTCCCTGTATCGCTTTTCGATGCTGTTCACGCGCTGTCCGTCCTTGCCGCCCCGGTTCCCGGCTGTGATGTTCCAGTTTGGCGCTCCTTCGTCCACGCCCTGCAGCACGATCGCCCCGTCCAGGCTGTGCAGCTCGATGCCGTTCAGCGCCACCGAAATCCTTGTTCTCATCGTTCCACCTCATCACCCGTGCAGATAGGACATCATGCTCCCGAGCGTGACGTCCGTCCTCCGCGCTACTTCGTCCCCGTCCAGCTGTACCACGATCGTGAACTTTGTACCCTTGACCGCGCTCTCCATCGATGCCGAAATCCTCCCGGCCAGATCCTCCCCGGAATCCCCGCGGTAATTATCCTTGTTCAGATTTTTGAGCGCCGCGCTGATGTTTGCGTACCAGTCCTCCGGAATGTCCATCATTTTCGTCAGGTCTTTTCCTTCGGAATTCTGAAGGAACGTATCCCAGAAAGTGCCCAGCTCATCCCCGAGCACCTCCGCCATCCAGTCAAAAGCGGACCGTTCCTCTTCATACGAATCGACGCCGGTTTCTGCATTCCGGTATGCGTCCCACCAGTCCTGGATTGCGTCGATCTTTTCCGCCAGCGTATAAACCGCTTCCGGCAGTTCGACGGATTCTTCCACTTCCGGTAAGGCATTGTTCAATTCATATTCCGAAGTTTTGAATTCTCCCGCTGTTCCTATGATAACCGAATTGCCGTTTTTGTCGTATCCGTAAATCGGAGCTGAGTCCGCGTCCGCGTCTCCGTGTTCTTTTATCGCAGGCAGATCGTCATTTCCTCCCGGCTTAAATAACCCTTCTGCCATGATTCCGAGCCCTGCCAATATCGGGATCTTCTTCAATAAAGCCGCTCCGATCCCCGCTCCTAATACTCCTGCTGTTTCTCCGATTGCTTCTCCTGCACCCGCTCCGATGCCTTTACCCATCTTTGTCAGGATTCCGATATCAATTCCGAGTTGCAGCAGGTCTGTTGCATTTTCTGACAGTCCCTGCCCTGTTACCGCTTCGCTGATCTTATTCGCCGCGATAAACGGAAGCAGCCGGTTCAGCCAGTCGACGATTGTGTCGCCGTTCTCACCCAGCCAGTCCAGGATGCCGCCCATGCCTTCTATGAGCTGACCGAGGAACCTGACCAGCGGGTTATCGCTCTTTTTCAGATCTCCGCCCAGTTCCTGCAGGAAACCGCTCAGATTCTCCAGAGATGCCGATACGTCTTTGATCAGTGTCTCAATCTGATCGCTCAGTTTGATGATCAGTTCCGCCCGGTGCTCGCCCTCAGAATTCAGAATCGCGCCCACGGTCCGCAGAATGGCCAGAGCGTCCTCACTGAGCTGATCCATGTTCAGTATGTCGCTCAGCTTCGCGCCTACGTTTTCTTTTACCGTGTTCCAGAGTTTCTGTATTTCCACGATATTATGTGATACTTCGTCCAGTTTCTCGATCTCATCGTCATAGAGATGCAGCCCCGTCTCCTCGACGTCCTCCTCGTATTTGTTCATGGCTTCGCGCCAGTTATCCAGCACGTCCGTCATGCCCGCGCCCTTCTTGTCGCCGAACAGCGCCGTCATCAGGTCGTATCCCTTGCCCTTCTGCATGCTGGCCCGGTTCATCGCCTCGACGAAGAAATCCCAATGGCTTGAGAACTGATCCTCGCTCAGATGCAGCTCCTGCAGCGCTTCCATGGTGTCCTTGTTCCCGGCATGAACGTTCGATACAAACTTCTGGATCCCGCTTGTGACCTGGCTCGCGTCCACTCCCTGCAGCGCCATCCCGGTATAAACCTTTTCGATGCTTTCCAGGTCTCCGCCCCAGATCGTCTGGATCTGTTTCCAGTCCCCCGCGGCGCTCCACGCCATGCTCATCAGGCTGAACATCTCGTCCACCATGTCCTTCATCGTGTCCACGGTGTTGGTAAAGATGTCCTTCAGCCCGCCGGCCACGCCGCCGGCGATGCTCCCGATGCTCTTCATCGCGTCGTTGAAGGAGATCACCGTCTGCATCGCTTCGCCGCTGTTGTCGGCCACGTCCTTCATGCCGTCGCCGAATTTCTCCAGCTCGTCCTGGCATGTGCCCATGGCGTTTTCCATTTCCGCCAGCGCGGCGCGGGCCTTGTTCAGCTTCTCCGCCCATTTGTCCTGTACTTCCTGGTTGTCGGCGTATTCCTTTTTGCTGTCCTCCAGCGCCTTCTCCAGCGTCCGGACGATCTTCTCCTGTTCCGCGATCTGCTTCTGCAGGCTCTGCAGCTTCGCGCGGCTCTTGTCCTGCTGCGTCGCGTTCCGCCCGAGCTCCGCGGTTTCCGCCTTCAGTTCCGACCGTAAAACGCGCAGCGAACGATACGCGTCATTCAGCGCTTTCTTGTATTGCTGCTCTCCGTCCAGTTGCAGTTTGGACGCAATGGTTCCGTCGTTCGCCATGCTTCTATTCTCCCTTTCCCATCATCCGGCGGATGGATTTCCCGAACATCATCCGGCTGTCATAGTCCACCCGCCAGTAATACATATCCAGAATGAATCCGGGAGTCATGTGACGCATCTCACGCATCGTGAGTCCGGCGACCAGCCCGCATGAGTAGATCTGCCGTTCCGTCATCAGGCTCCCGTCCTTCAGTTTTTTCCCTTTTCACGCTCCTGCTCCCGCAGTTCTTCCAGGTAGCCGTCCCGGACCGTGTCGTCCTCTTCGTCCTTCGTCTGCATCCGGTTCCCGTCCTTCACGGCTTCCTTGATCGCCGCCATCATGCCGGCCACCCGGCCCGGGCTCGACCGTTTCGTCAGCAGGCCCTCTCCCGTGATCTTCTCTTTGCAGATCCGTCCGTCCCGCTCCGCGACGAATTCCGCCCCAGCCTGCGCGAGGATGACAAATACGTCCACCACCACGTCGATGGCCCGCCCGCTCATCTGCTGCAGCGCCTCCGCCGTGCCCTGGTACTTCTCCTTGATCTCCTCCATGGCATACATGTCGTACCGGAGGACATACTCTTTTCCGTCTTTTCCCGTGTATTTAACCATGATTCTGCGCTCCTTTTCTCTTATAACGTGAAATTCGGGAGCGGAGAATCCTCCGCTCCCTTGTGTCCGTGATCAGGTTGTCGCCAGGCACGCGATCGCGTTTACCCAGGCGATTGCGGACGATTCGTCCGCGAAATCCGCCTCCAGGCGGAACTTGTTCTTCAGCGCGTCGCTGGGCTTCACGGCGAATACCTCGCCCTCGATCGTCGGCTGCTTGTACTGGACGTTTTCTCCCCTGGTTTCCATCTCCTCGTTCATGGAGAACTGCACCTTCCAGTACCAGTAGGCGATGTACGGCTTATCGCTGATCAGGTTGTCCTTCCAGACATACCCGGCGCCCACATACGGCGATTCCTCGTCGCCCAGCGCGTATTCCTGCGGCTCGTTCGTGCCGGCGGTGCCGAAGGTCCCCAGATCCAGCAGCATCGCCTTGTCTTCCCGGCTCAGATAGGTCGTGTCGATGCTCAGCGTGCCGCTGGTGACGCTGTTGTCCTTCGCCACGAGCTTATCGTCGCCGTACAGCTTCACGTTCCCGCGGTTCCAGCTGATGTTCGCCTTCATCAGATGGCCGACCTTGCGCCCGGCGGTATAGGTCGGCAGGGATCCGTCCGACTCCACGCTCAGCGGAGCGATAACCAGATTCTTCAAAGTTACCTGTGCCATAGATTCTTCATTCCTTTCCGGAGATGTATTCGTTCAGCGCCTGTTGCATCGCCGCGTAGACCGCCGGCTTTGCCTTCTTCTCCGCCGCCGTCACGAACTTGTCTCCCTTAATCGCTTTCTTTCCCTTGTGTGTTGCCACCCTGCCATGATGCAGGATGTACGCCTTCTGGGCGTTGGTGATCCTGTGGTTGTCGGTGCCCTGCGGATATACGCTGATTTCCAGCCCGTCCTTTCCGGTATGCACGTCCGTCATTCCGACATTCCGCTGCATTTCCCCGGTCAGATGGTGCTTTTCCTGGATCTCACCCTGCCAGGCCTCCACCAGCACCGCCGCGCCCGCCTTCAGCATTTTGACCTCCGCCACTCCGCGCAGGCCCGCCTCCAGGCTCTTCAGCCGTGCCTCCAGTTCGTCCAGCCCGGATACTCTCAGTCTGGCCATCAGAAGTATTCCTCCAGTGAAAACCGCCACGTCCACCGGTTCCCGATGATGTCTTTCAGGAACTCGCTGCCCATCAGCCGGAACGTCAGGCCCGGATAATCCTTCAGGATGTCCTGCACGGCCTTCGCTTTCGCGTCGTCCCCGTCCATCACGTAAAGGATCACGTTCCCGTTCATTTCCTGCTTCACCAGCCTGTCATCCCCGTAGAGCGTCAGCGGCTCGCCCGCCAGCGTGACCACGCCGTAATCGGTGCGGCCCATGTCGTTGTTTTCGTCGATCCACGTATCCCGCACGAACGGGACGCCGCTGTCATCCAGCGCGTCCATCAGATCCTGCAGCGCGTCCTGCGGCGCAGGCTCCGTCCCGGTTCCGGTTTCCGGTTCCGTCGCGGTGTTCGTTTCCCGCGTGTCAGGCATTGATATCACTCCTTTGGATGACAAGCTCGATCCCGCCGTCGTTCGTCGGATAGTTCCGGATGATGTCGTAGATCTTCCCCTGGTACCGGACTCTCAGCTCGTTGTCGAAGTCTGAGGCCCTCGCCAGCTTCAGCACGATCTCCGGCTTGTATCCCACGTTTTCGGCGTTGTAGTATTCGTTGCGCGTCACGCTCAGCTCTGTGCAGAAGCGTTTTTTCTCTTCGGTCTCCGGCGTTTCGTATACCCCGCGGGCCTTTGTCGTTTCCTCGATCAGCCAGCAGATCCGCTTACGCGTCATCAGCCCTCACCGCCTTCGTCCGGTTCCTCCGGATCCGGTTCCGGCTCCGGTTCGGTTCCGTCCATCCAGTCGGTGTATCCCGTCGCGCTCTGCAGCTGGCCCTTCTGCACGTTGTACCGGTCCACCAGCGCCTGATGCTCCGGCGCCGCGATGTTCCACTCCATGCTCACGTATGTCAGAATGGCCTTCCGGATCAGCGGATCATCCTCCGCGGTGCTTTTCGTCACGCCCGCAATGCCCAGATCAGCCTTCGCCGCCGCGATCAGATCCGTCAGCTCGTCGTCGTATTCGGTATCTGTCACGCCCAGCGCGTTCTTGCACTTCTGCAGCAGCGTCAGCGGCGCCGGCGTCGGATTGTCCTGCGCCGTGCCGGTTTCCTGCGTTACGTTTTCAGACATTGCCTTTCCCTCCGCTTCTGTAAAATAAACCACTGCAGGCGAGCGTATTTCCTGCCGTGGTGCTCTCAGGGCATCAGCCCGGATTGCCTGGATTCTGTTGCGCTCCGATTTGAATCAGCTGATCGCGCAGTCCCTCTTCCATCTCGACCCGCATCAGGTGGCCCAGCTTAATGCCGGAATCACACCAGATGCTGAACTCGCTCTTCTTCGCCCGCCAGCAGAAGCTGAGATCCTCCCCCAGCCCCGCGATCGGGAAAAACGGCACGCCGTAGATGCTCATAGCCTCCAGCATGTCCATCCGCTGCAGCACGCAGGCAAAGCCGCATGCCTCCACCTCAAAGAGGCTGTTCCGCGGGTAATCGTAGTAGTTTTCGGCATACGGCATGACGCCGATGCCCTCCTGCTTCACTTCCAGCTTTTTGAAGATGCACGGCCGGAACGGCGGTCTCCGCCCGAAGCAGAGGCCCGTCAGCATCGGCCTGTCCCCGATGGAGTCGACCATGCGCTCCATCAGGTCCGGCTCGAAGGTCATGTCGCTGTCCAGCCAGAGGATGTAGTCGAATCCGCCCTTTTTGAGAGCGTAATCCATGATCTGGTTTCTCGCGTCATAGATCAGCGTGCCCTTGAGGAATCTCACCTCGCACTCTCCGATCGTCTTCAGTTTCAGCAGGCATTCGATAAACTGCGTTTCGATCATTTCCAGACAGGGAATGGCGATCAGTGTTTTCATTTCGTTACGCTCCTTTTCCTTCCGTCATCAGGTCGCGCGGATATAGCGGACGATGGCGTTCGGATCGGCCAGCTTGCCGTCGGCCAGGCACATGGCGCGCCATACGCGGCTGCCCACCCGGAAGTCGACCTCATCGCTGGAAGTCACTTCGACGTCAGACGCGAAGTTGAACTTGTACGCCTTCAGGTCGCCGAAATACACTTCGTCGGTCGCCACGTTGGCATCCACGATGACCGGATACCCGAGGATGTTAAACTTCCTGGGCTCCTGCGGATCGTTGACCACCACGCGGTTGTTCTGGCTGTCGGTCATGCCCAGCACCTCGCCGAAGAACAGCGTCGGCTCCATCACGAACGTGGCGTTCGGATGATACTGTCCGGGCAGGGATCCCATGATCTTGGTCAGGTCCTTCCACTTCATGCCCGCCGCGGTATAGGTGCCGTCTTCCTCGCTCTTGGTCACCTTGATGCCCAGGCACTCGCCGGAGGTGCTGCCGCCGCCGTTCAGGATGCCGGCGTCGATGGCCTTCTCGATCTTGTTGGCCAGCCGTGCCACCAGCCAGGTCTCGAAGGCGTCGATGCTCATGGCCTTGACGTCGGCGTCGATGCTCACGGTCTTGATGAGCTTGAAGGCGCTCAGCGTGATCGCGGCCAGCGTGTCGGCGCTGTCGGTGGAGGCGCTGCCCATCTCAACCCAGGAAGCGTCCGCGATGGAGCTTTCGGCGGGATAGGTCACCTTGTTCGGGAAATGGGTGACGTCAACCGCGGCGACCAGCGGATTCAGCTCCAGCTTGCCGACGATCTGGTTCATGGTTTCGGTGGGGATGGCCGCGGTCGCGGTCATCGCGGTGCGCTCTTCGGCGCTCAGTTCCTTGCCCTGCAGCTTCTTCAGCCAGGCTGCGCGGTACTCTTTGCTGTTGACTTCGAACATTTTCTTATCCTCCTTGATTTCTTCGGGCTCAAATTTCCGGACGGATTTGCCCTTTTCTCCGCCGGCGATCTTCCGGATCAGCGCCGCGCGCTTCTCCGCCTTCTGGATGATCGCGGCCTTCCGGCCTTCGATCTGGTCGATCAGCTGCTCCAGTTCGTCCAGGTCGTCGCTCAGTTCGCCCAGGCCCTCCGGCTGTTCCCCGCCTTCTTCGCCTTCGCCGTCCTCGCGCTCTTCCTCCGGCTGCGCCAGCTGTTCCAGTTTCGCCTGGATCTTCTGCAGCAGCTCATCCAGCTCTTCGATGGTCATTTCATCGAGATTGAATTCCATACTTTTCTCCTCTCTGCCTCATGCGCTCCGCTGAGCTCTCGCGGCTTTCGCCTTCAGCTTCAAAATTCTGATTTTTTTCGCCCGTGCTTCCGCAGCGGATCTCTCCGTCCGCTCTTCCTGGATCACTCCGTCCAGGAAACGCTTCCGCGCCGCGCTTATTTCCGTCCCGGGATTGGCCGGGATTGAAACCGCTGATACGTCATAGACCTTCGTGATCTTCGTGATCCGGCTGGTCTTCGTCGCCCGGTCGTACTTCTCGCCGTCGTCCGCGATCACAAAGCAGAAGCTCATCCGGTCCACCAGGCCCGTGTCGATGGCTTCCCACATGCGCCGGCTGTCCTGCGTCAGGCTCAGATCCGCCTCAACCAGCAGGCCGTGCTCATCGATGCTGATGATCATGCTGGCGTTCCGCGTCCTGGCGAATACCATGCCCATATGGTCATACTGCATGATGACGTCATCCATGTCCGTTTCGTCGAAGGCGTGCGGATCGATGACCTCCTTGATCTCCCCGCCGTCAAAGTCCTCATACAGAACATAGGGCTCGTTGAACGTGCTGGCGTATCCCCGCACCTTGTAGCTTGGGCCCTCTTCTCCCTCCGCCCGCTGCACGGCCATCACCGGCATGCTGCGGTATTCCCGCCTGTCATTCTTCGGCATTTCCATCACCTTCCGTCTCTGTCACCGTGACTGTGGTCTCTTCCTCCGCCGTTTCCGTCACGTCGGTCAGTTCCTCCGACGCCTTGTCCGGATCCTTGTATTCTCCGCGTACCAGGAATGCGTCCCCGCCCTCGATCGGAGGCAGGCCCCAGATCTCGCGGATCTCGTTCCGGTTCATGATGCCCCGGTCCGCCATCTGGCTGGACACGTCCAGCTTCTCCTTCGTGCTGGCGTACTGCAGCCGGTTCGCGCTCACGGTGATGATGTTCCCCTGTGCGATCTCCCGCCGGCTGAAGGTCATCCGCGTCATGGTCTGCGACAGCTGCACCGCGATCGGCTCCAGCGCGCCGTCATAGAACGCGGCCCAGCTGTCTCCGACGGCCTTGTTCTGCAGCACGTCCATATTCACGCCGAAATAGTTGAACACGCTCTCCTGGATCAGCTTCATCTGGTCCGCGTCCACGATAAACGGCTTCTGGTCAATCTGTTTCGGATCACTGTATGTGTTCGGCCACAGGAGCACGCCGCCGCTCTCGCCCTGCAGGTTCTCCCGGTTGAACCGCTCCCGCTCCTTCTTCAGGTCCGCCGGATCCAGGAAGTTGTTCAGCCGCGCCATGAACCGGAACGTGGCTCCGTTTTTGATGCCCTCCGTGATGCCCTGCCGCTGCATGTGGATCAGGTCCATCGTGCCCTTCAGCGCCCGGTTATCCGCGCCGAAGATATCGTCCTCATACTGGAACCGGTTCATAATCCCGACGCGGGACATCTCGATATATCCGATCTGCCCGTTCCGGAAGCTGTACTTCATCCACGGCTCCCCGTCCACGTCCAGGATCTCCGTCCGGCTGGGCAGGATCGGGAAATATCCCCGGATTTCCAGCTCCCCTCCGGCTCCGTATTCCAGCACCGGCACAATGAACGAGTTGTTCTGCATTTCCAGGATCGTGACCAGGCGATACACGAACTGATACATTGTCTGCCACTCGTTCGGCCCGGACCGGATCCGCGTCCGGAGCTTCGGGTTTGCCGTGCCCATCACATCCAGCGCCATCTTTCCGGCATGCCGCGCGATGGCGTCGATCGCCGCCCGGATCAGCTCCGATTCATACAGCGCCCCGCCCCAGCTGGTAAACGCCGGAGTGTACGCTGTCAGCGTTTTAAAGAATCCGTCCAGCTCTTTCGTGATCTGCTTCGGCCTGTTCCACCCGAAGATGCTGTCGAACAGGCCCCGGATGCCGCCGTTCCTTTGTGCGCTTCTCATTCTCTTTCCCTCTCGTTCCGGAGCTGGCCCCGCAGCTCCTCCCATTTGTTCGCCCGCATACACATCGCGTCCAGCAGGCAGGCCACGCCGTCCACGTGGGCCTTCTTGCTGATTTTGATCAGCTTCTTCCGGTTCGTCTCCGCTTCCGTCTTGAGCGCCGCGTCCAGAAGGTGGATCTTCATCAGGTCGTTATCCTCCGCGCTCTGCAGCGTTCCGTCCTTCAGCATGCCTTCCGTCGTGTTGATGACGCCGGTCAGGTTTGTGCCCTGGAATACCGTGTCACAGTGGAAACCGTATGCTTCCATCTGGGCCTGCAGGTACTGCGCGCAGTACCGGTCGATGCCCACCTGCAGAACATAGATTTTGTATTTCTCGTTCAGCTCCGTGAACCAGCGGAAACAGTCGTTGTAATCCACGAAGTTGTCGCCGCTTTCGATCAGGAAACCGCGCTCGATGTATTTCCGGTAAGGCAGGCCGTCCCGCGCCGTCGCCTCGTCGATCTTCTCCCGCGGCATAAAGAACCGCACGAAGTAGTACACCACGCCGCCGCGCTGGATGATCACGGAGCAGGCCGTCAGGTCCGTCGTCTGCGACAGGTCGATGCCCGCCAGCGCGTAGCACCTGGAGAAGTCCTCCAGCGTGAACCGGTTCCCGGCCTCCGTGATCTTCCCGGCTTCCCGCATGGCCTGCTGCCACTTCAGCCCGACGGTTCCGACCGCCTCCGCCGTCCGGATCATCTCCTGATGCTCTTCCGGCGTCCTGAATCCGTTCTTCGGTGCGGTGATCAGGTCCAGCTTCTTCCGGAACGTGTCTCCGATGTTGAAGGACCGCCGGATCGTCTCCGTGCTGAGCCATGCCACGGACGAATTCTGCTTGATGTTGCAGTATTTTGTCAGGAACTCCGTCCGCTTGCTGAGCGATTCGTGCGCCGTGTCGATCTCCTTCAGGATGAACTTCACGCTCACGCTCTCGCCCAGCCCCGGCAGGCTTTTCCGCAGCTCGTTGATATCGTCCCACTTCTCCGGATCGTCGATCATGTAGATGATCGGCAGGAGATGCTGCTCCCGGCTGTTCCCGTTCAGGAATGCCGTGCCGCGCTTGAACAGCTCGTCAAAGATGCCGTCGTTCTCATATCCGGCGCTGCTGATGGCGAGCCCCAGCGGCTCCCGCCTGGCGCCCGTGCCGGAGACCATGACCTCCCACTGTTTTAGACCCCGGTCCCCCGGCCAGCTGGCGATCTCGTCCGCCACATAGAACATCGGGTTATATCCGTCGCTCTTCCGGTCCGTGAACGGCAGCTTTTTGACTGTCGTATTGGTTTCTTTGATGAACAGGCCCCGGCTCTTTGTGCTTTTCGTCCGTTTCAGCAGGTCCGGCTCCCTGTCCACGTTGAACTGAAAAGCGGAGAAGCACAGATCCGCCTGGTCAAGCTTCGGCGCGAGATAGTAAATCTCGCTGCCGTACTCTCCCGCGGCGTATGCCATATAGGTCCCGATCCCTCCGCCGGCGATGATCGTCTTTCCCTGCTTCCGGCCCACGACCCACAGAACCTCTGTGAACTGCCGGAGCCCGTCCGCATCCACGATGCCGAAGATGCAGCTGACCGCGGCCCGCTCCCACAGGCTCATCTTCAGCCGCTGCGGCGCCAGCGGCCCTTTGTTGTGATGACAGAAGCGTTCCATAAACCGGATCGCGTTCGTCGCCTTCCGCTGGTCGAAGAACCAGCGCCCGCTCTCCGTGCCCTCGACGATCATCTCATACAGCATCCGGATCCATTTCCCGACCGCGATGCTCCCGTCCCGGATGCCCTGGTAATACGTCAGGATCGCGTTCTCATCATTCACGCCCCGACCACCCCGCCGTTATTGTTCGTGTTTTTCGCCTCCCGCAAGATCGCGCCGGCGCGGATCCGCGCCGTGACCGTCTGAACCTCCGCCGAAAATCCGAACATTAACCGGTCAGCCGGAACTCCGTCAGGCCGTCCACCTCATCCGCCCGTTTCTTTCCGCGCTTCACGATGATGTCGCCGATGATGCCCAGCGTCCTGTTGGCGCAGTCAATGTGCTTCGGGATTTCCTGGACCAGCGGATGGATGCATACGTTCTGCCGTCCCTTGACGTATTCCTTTTCGACCGTCATGCCGTCCTCTTTGAGCTGCGTCCTCATCTCCGCGATGAGCGCGACCTCCTCCGCGTAGGTTTTCGCCGCGGCTTTGAAATCTTCGTCGTCACTGACCTCGAAGATCTTCCCGAAGGCTAACAGCTTCCGGTAGCTGGACACTGCTTTCGCCATTTTTCAAAACCTCCGATCAGTTCGCAAAAACTGCAAAAAAATACAGCTTTTTCTCGCTGAAAAAAGCCGATTTCCTTTCAACTTATTGGCCGGTTTCATTTTCCAAAAACCCCGCGCGCCCGCCCGGGAGCTCTTTTCGGAGG